GGAAGTTGCATAGAGTTTGAGTTCCAGGTGCCAGAACAAAGAACAGATCCTGGGGTAGCAACATTACCCTGCCTAACAAGAGTATAAACAGTGTATGCCAAACCTGTTCCTCCAGCACTCTGCATACTTGATTGAGTAGTTTGAACATTAATATTGGCTATGCTGAGTGCATCTTGAGCATCATTCTTTTCTTCAAGGGCGTTGTCTTTATGTTCAAGGGCCAAGGCTACTGTGGCTGTCTGACCATCCACATTTGACTGGGCAAGGTTCTTTGCTTCTAAGGCTGTGGCTTCTGCCTCTACTGCATCTTCGTGGGCATCATAGGCATCATCTTTAAGTTCCTTCGCATTTGTGGCTAAGGCAAACTTATTTTCTGCTATGTCTATAAGATCTATAAGGTCATCTTGGTAGCCAAGATCATATACACTATCGTTAAGTTCTTGTATTTCTTGTGCTGCCACTGTTAGTGGATCATCAGAGTGGGCTTCTTGGGGGGCTATAAGTAGCCAGCCAAAGGCTAAAACTGTGGCTGTTACTATTCTTAGTAGTCGTTTAATTACCTTTCCCCCTTGCAGACATGATGTCTGATAGGATGATTATACCATTTTATTGCACAAAAAAGGGGACTAGCACTTAGCCAATCCCCTTAGTTGTTGGATTAATTACTTAAGTAAAGTAACCTTAGCCTTTGGATTCTTTGCATTCCACTTCTTAGCAAGTGCATTGAATGATGTCTTAATTGCCTTAAGTGCAGCAGCATTATCTGCAGTCAACTTAGCAATTGTTGCATCCTTATCAAGGATAACCTTGTCAGAAGCAGCCTTTGCATCTGCAAGTGCCTTGTCTGAAGCAATCTTTGCATCGGCAAGTGCCTTAGCAGAAGCAGCCTTCTCAGCAGCAATTAGAGCAGTATGCTCTGCTGTTGCCTTAACAAGTGCAGCATCTGCAGCAGCCTTTGCAGCAAGCGCTGCATCCTTTGCTGCAACCTGTGCAGAAAGTTCTGATGCTAGATCACGAACTGTAATCTCTGCAAACGGTGCGAGTGTTGGAGCGGTCAAACCTGTTACAGCAGCAGCCACAGCATCTGAAGATGTTGTTGGAGCAAATGTAATAAGTGAGCGTGTTCCAGTTGTTGGAAGTGTTGCCTTAAATGTAGCAACTCCAAAGTCTGAAAGTGTAGCACCAGTTGTTGCTGTTGCTGTGTCTAGTGTTGCTGTTGCAGCAAATACTGTTGCAGTAATTGACTTACCAGAAACTTTGTTTCCGAATGCGTCTGTTGCTGTTACAGTGATGTCCTGCTTTGTTCCAGCAGCGCCAGTTGCAGGTGCTGAAAGTGTAAGGTTATTAATCTTACCAGCAGTTCCCTGAACGTAGTATGTAAATGTAGTTCCCTGATTGGTAACTGTTACTGTTCCAATTGCTGTGGTCTTTGTGTATACCCAGAATGTTGCAGTTGTTCCTGTGCCAGTTGCGATTGTCAAAGTTGAAGAACCTGATGATGCTCCTACTGGTGCAGCAGATGTGTGTAGTGCAGACACGATTGTTGCGTTTGTTGCTACCACAGAAACGACTGTTCCTGTGTCAACTGTTGCGACGAACTTTAGTGCGTCAGCAGCGTCAACTGTGTTGTCTGCAGGGACTGGCAATGATGCAGGTGTTGAGATTGATGAAGCGGTTGTATTAGCCGTTCCAGCAAGATCTACAGCAACTGACATTACAGCAGCACTTGCAGGTGTTGCTACCATTGTGCCCAAAGTCATGGCTGCAACCACGGCTAGTGCGATTTTCTTAAATGAGTTCATTTAATTTATTCCTTTTCATTATAGTAGATTTAGTCTATCCAAATAATCTTTTACATCGTTTGGCATAGGTTTATATTGTATCACATTGTCTTCAGGCCTGTCAACTTGCTTAGGTCGATCACTAATTGTGTGAATATCAACTTCAAGGTTAAGGTCTCTTGGGGTATGTGATATTGCCCCAAATATTGCTCCACACACAGCATCAGCCAAGTCCTTTGACTTTTTGCGGGGGTGGTCAACTCTATCATTTTTCATGATCTTTAGTTGTGTTAGTTCGTCGAACAGAAGTTCAATGGCTGGCATAAGAAGTCTTTCTTCATACACTAACATTGCCATATCCTCATAATGTTTTTTAGCAACAGAAACAGTATCAGTTCTCATTCCTACTTGCTTCAATTCATTTTGAATATCAAAAGATTGCCAACGGTCAAACGAAACCATTCCAATATTAAATCCTAGTCTACGAAGATTTTGGATCCACTGTTTTACTTCTGAAAGATTTACTGGGCCTTCAACCTTTGGCTCCCACCAAGCAACAGCATCTACTATTACTATGGGTGCGACCTGCTCGTAGTCTTTGATTACCTGAACATTAACCCATTTGTCAACATGGGCAATAGCAACTGCACACTTGTCATGCTTTTGTGCAAGGTCGGCGTGGACATAGTATATCTTGTTTGGATCTGGCTTAAAGTTTTCGTCAAACCTTTTAAAGGTATCGATAGGGTTTCTTGACACCATACAGTTTCTTACTTTTTCAATCTGCTTAAAAAATGCATCAGATGCAAACGTAGGGACACATGCAAAACGCTGCATAGCATCTCCTAGATCAGTCATAAATGCAATCTTAAAATCATCAATCTTGCGTGTTGGATTTACTTCCCAGGTAGGTCTTTTTAATGCGAATACTCCTGGGTATTTGTATGAAAGAATATGATCTTCATCCCAAGAAATTTCAAAAGTATTATCTGCTGAATCATCTGGCAGTAAAGGATTAATAACAAACTTGTGAGTCTTTTCTACAGCCTCTTTTTCAGCAATAACCGCATCATATCTTTCTGAAATAAAGTCACCTGGATATCGTGGGAATGAAAGCAGTGCAACCTTACCAAGGTCAGGGAAACGAGAGTCTACAGATGCACGGAAAGCCTTGTAGATATTTTCCGCAGTCTTTCCCTGATCATTACCACTTCCAATTTCAGATGCAAAACCAGAAATCTCATCAAGAACTGCAAGAATAAGGTTCAAACCTTCGTGGGATTCTCTTTCTGAGTGACCAGAATAAACTGTGATTGACTTATCAAACTCTATAGAGTCAGCCTTTGCATAAAACTTTCCAGCAAACCAGGGAGAGTTTTCAATCTTATTCTTAAATCCTTTAAAGAAAACATTCTTTGCCTGTTGAGCGTTAATAGCAACGTTAATAAGGTCGATAGCATCTCCGACAGGTTTTCCAAAGTATCTTGCAGGTTCTTTTAGACACAGTAGTTTGTATACTATGTATGAGCAGGCTACTGTTGATGTGAAGTCTTTTCCAGATCCCTTGCCAAGTTGCAGAATGATTTCATTTTTAGTATATTTTTCATAATATCTGGCACCTTCTTCAGCACCCAAAAGATCTATAAGGTCTTCTTTACGATATATCTGGCTCATTGCTTCAACAATATCGTATTGAATATCAGATAGTCCAGGCTGATTTAGATATTGCTCACCCTCAACAAACGTCTTTGCGTCTACTGGTGTTTCTGCAAAGTGATTATCTTTAAGTGCTTCAAAGAAATCATTAAACTCCGTGGACAACAGTTATTACCTCATCCTTTTTAGATACTGCAGATAGTCTACGCATAATGTCATCACGAACCTGTGGATATTCTGCTGCAATGTCTTTTAGAATAGACATAAGAACTTCTTGACGCTTTTCAATTTCCATCATCTCTTCAGCCAGTTCTTTGTTTTCAAGCAGTCCAGCCTTTTGAAGCATGTCAATTCTCTTTGATTCGATATCCATTACAAGTTTAATTGCAGCAGTCTTAGCACTAAGGTTATTAGTCATAGATGCTTCATCAATAACTTCATATGTTCGAGAAACCAACTTGCTATAGTGTGTATCTGCTGCAGCAAGCGCTTCTTTGGCACGAGCACGAATAGCATCATTAGCAGATGCCATAACCTTCCACTCGTTAATAAGTGTTACCACTCTTTGTCTTGGTATCGATAACTGCTTAGAGATTACAGTTGGATCGTTCCCTTTAAGATACTCTTCAACAACAAGGTTGACTTGATCTAAATGCTTAACTAAATCATCTTCAGTTGACATATTTTCCCTCTAGTCTATTAATTTCATCTTTAATATAGAAAATTGCCTTTTCTAGATCTTGAATTGTTTTTGACTCATCTTTGAGTCCTGCTCTCCAAAGATACTTAAAAGCATTACCAATATTAAAGTTACGATGGCGAGTAATTTCAATGCATTCTACACCAGAAGGATCTGTTGTGTAGTGCTGTGGGTGATTAACTTGATCAACGGTGATGTTTAGGTTTTCACTCATACGACTCTTCCTCATCGTCTTCCCAATCAAATGCTTCTGGCAAACCTCTTAAGGTGTATAGTGCATAGGAAACACCAACGGCACCTGCTATTGTTGCTGCAACAATTACTTTCTGAATCTTATTCATCGCTTTGATTTCCTTAATCCAAATTTAGCAAGGTATACGTAGATAGTTTCTAGACTAACTCCGCACTCCTTTGCAATCTCTTCTGGAGTCTTTTTATCCATAAGATATCTCTTACGCATATAGACTTCGCTTGTATATAGTTTAGCAGCCATAATACTATTTGTCAACCCCTATTGCCTTGCTCCAGTTTGATAGTGCCCAATGACCAATGCCACAAGCATCTGCTACGTCGTTATCAGTAATAGTTCTATCATATATAGTATTAATATACCTAATGGTCCTTTGCTTTCTGAGTTCTCTTTCGTGAGATTTTAACCAAGATTCTGACTTCCCTGGATTTTGTGATTTAATAAACAACTTTTCATCCTTGGATATCTTTTTGTTACCAATAAAGTTTTGCCAAGTAATAGGAGCAACCTTACCAATTATAGTCGTTCCAGTTTGTCCTGCAGCACCAAGTATAGCCCCTTGGACTAAAGCAAGGTCTGCAGCAGTCTTTGGGCTATTCATAAACACAGTGTGCTCAATAATAATTGCTTCAAAACCGCCATATATTTCAAGAAATGCTTTTACCTTTTTCCCAGCATCCATAACCTTTTCGTAGGTATCTTTGCCTTCAAAGGTAATCTTGCCAACACTTATAATTTCTTTTGTAAAAGTATCAAACATAGCAAATGCAAGACTGTTGGTGCTTGCGTCAATAGCGCAAATACGCTTTGGAATCATTTCTATTCCCCACTTATTCTTTACCATTTGCAATACCTTTCATATCTTTTAATGCTTTATTTACTTCTTTTGGATCAACTACGCAGTTGTTGCAAAGAGATTCATCATTATATATTGATAAATCTAGATCACAACTTCTACATTTCCTATTTTTACCAACACGCTTTTGCCTTCTTGTATATATGTATCTATCTGCAATTTTTTGCTTCGTTGCTTGATCTCTACAAGATGTAGAGCAGTATATCTGATAAGATACTGTCGGACTAAATTGGTTATCGCACCAACTACAATGTTTCATCTTCTAGAGGCTCCAAGGATTTAAGTTTTAACTCTCCTGCGCCTGCCTCTGCACATGCTTTTTGAATTGGACATGACTTACAAATCTTAGAATTAGATCTATAGTTTTTTGTAGGCAAGGTCTTGTCAACCCAAGCCTTACGAACTGCCCTCATCCAATCAAATGCCTGGTCTACCCACCGACGGTAATGATCGTTTACTTCTACAGGAAGGACAAGTAGTTCGTGATTATTTTTATTTTCATAAATTAACACTCCCCTTGCCTTCTTGAGAATTTTCATATAAATAAGCAACTGGACAACGTGACTAGTCTTTGGCTTTTGTTTTGCTTTTCGATACTCAAAGCCTTCATTCATCATGGTTTTTATTTCTCCAACGATCTCTTCGCCATTCCAGTCAAGCATAGCGTCTCCATATCCAAAGATTGGAGGATCGTCGTGTCTAATCTTAAACTCTGTAGTTGGTTGATTTTCATCATCTCGATAGATTTTAGCAATTCCAGAATTCATCATAGCATCCTGAATTCTAGCATGCGACAATGTTCCAGCAGTCATATTTGCTGCACCATATGCATCTGTATTGTCTTCAAATGTTTGGCCTTCAAATGCAAGATACCAATATCTTGGGCACTCTCCATGACCATAAGCAATTGTAGATGGGGCAAAAGTTTTCTTTTGCGTATGCTTTGGACCTCGGTTAATGATGTATCCGTGCTGAATTTTTTCAATCATTTCGTTCTTGCCGATTGTGTCCACTGCATCCTTTTCTGCTTTAATCATAACGCCTTTTAGTAAATTTTTTGTCATAGCAATTCCATTTCTGTTCTATTAAGTATACCAGATTATCTGGTTATATATTTCAAAGCAGAAACAAGATTGTTGATTGACTCTGCAGCAGTATAGTAAAGGTTCTTCTTTCCACGATCTGACTTGTCTACATTTGCCATCCACGTAGCCTTAAAAGCCATTTTTGCTGCAATGGCCTGCAACCTTACAATCTCTACAGTTGCTACATTTAATGGGATATCTGGCTTAATAATTATCTTAGCAATGAAGGTAAGGGCAGTAGTTAACTCTTCATCATCCATATAATCAGCAATCTCTGCCAACCCATTTATCATCTCTATTGTTGTTTTTTCTTGTTCCATTATTCCTCCATCATATCTTCTAGTATGCTCATTTCAATTATAGCAAGTCTTACTTTTGCATTACCCTCGCCCATTACGACCACTATGGCTGGATCCTTGCCATTCTTCATGGCATCTGTAGTAGCCTTAGCCCAAACCTCTTTGTTTAAGGTAAAAGATTTACCCACCTCTTTAAAGTCTACGACAAAGGTTTTCCAAGAAGCATCACCCTTTTGGGTGTTGCGTCCAGAATTCTTGTGCTGCTTTGCACCGATTCTTTTGCTTTCGCTCTTCTCAGTCATTTCTTTTTACCTTTTTGTATCCTTTTCTAAATAACAATACTTCTGATAAATGTTTTTCTGAGCACATCCAAGACGCCATACCAGTTTCCATATAAACTCTCATAGTCTTTACTTCTTTTTTACAAGTCTTACAAGGAAACTTTCCTTCGTATATACTATATTTAGTCATTTAACCTAGACTTAATTGATTCTTGCAAGTCAAGATCCTCTCTTACACGATTAACGAATGCTTCTTTACCTTGAACCTTTGTGCCGTCAGGAAGTATATACCAAGCACCTGTGCGTTCTACAATGCCATTTAGTTCTGCGGTAGTAACCAAATCACCAATGGTATCAAGACCAATATTGTCACCTCTGAAATAAAAATCATACTCACCAGACTGGAACCCTGGAGAGGTTTTGGAGAACTGGAGTTCCCACTTAATAGTTCTACCAATCTTTTCTTCAATTAATTTATCTCCTACCTTGATCTTGCCCTTAATCGCTTGATTATCTGACTCTGAAGAAAAGAGTTTAACAATACATGAGGAATAAAACTTAGTAGCCTGACCACCAGAAGGCTGCTGGCTAGTATACATAGCATTGATATTGTTACGAGACTGAGAAATAAGAACAAGCAAAGTTGGCTTAACTTTATTGTTTGCATAGTTAAGCATTTTCCATGCGTTACTAAAGTCACGGGATTCTGCTCCAATCTGTTTTGTATTTTCTAAGGCTTTCATTTCATCTGTATCTTTTTCAAAATAGATGGCAGGAAGCATTGATGTAATAGAATCTACTACGATTAGGTCAACACCAGCATTCATTAATCCAACGCCAACATCTACCATATCACTAATAGTTCTTGCTTGTGAGTAGATTAATTTTTCTGGATCTACCCCCAAAGTTCTAGCCCAGTCTTCAGAGTATGACATTTCTGAATCAATCCATGCACATAGTTTACCTTCGGCTTGTGCTAGAGCAATCATCTGAAGGCACATAGAAGACTTTGCAGAGGACTTAGAGCCCCAGATAAGAACTTGTCTCCCATAAGGAAGACCTCCACCTAGAGCACGGTTTAATCCGTAACTAGGTGTAGGTTGGTATTCATAGTTAACTCCAACTCCAGTCCCCAATTTTTTTCTTAACTTTGGGTCAAGTGACGCCATTGCTTCTTCAACTGTTACTGTCATTAGAATCTTACTCCGTGCTTCTCTGGTCTAGTCTGATTAAATTCTGATTTTTCTTTTAATACATGATCTAGTGATAATCTAGTATACCCTGCTTCAACAAGTCCTGCATAGAGATCTAGAGTTCTAATAAAAATATCAGCAAACTCTTTTGTAATCTCTTCTTCACCCTTTTCTTTGCGAATTGCTTCCATTGCCTCAACAACCTCTGATACGATCATCATCATTTGTTTTGCAACAAAGATGTCATCCACATCTTCTGTCTTTGGCCAAAATCCTTTTTCAACTGCAACCCTATGTAAATCAACTGCTAAACTATCAAGCATTTATATCCTCCAATATAACTGTTCCATCTTTAGTCTTTCCGAAACTAAACTTATAAGACTTTCCTTCTTCTAACCTCATATATGCTTTTGCAAAAGCAGTAGGGAATACGGTAATAGAGTGAAGATCTCTAGACGTATCTGCAAGTGTTAGGGATGCCATCTTCTTTCCAGCCTTAGTAATTCTTGGCTTAAAAGAAATAACAAACATCTCATCTTCTGAAAAAGGTAACTGCTTATAATTTAAAAACTTTACCAACGCATTTGATGATCCATTTATCTCGTCAGACGGTATTGCAGATACAATCCGATTATCGTTTGCAAGAATAAGATAACTACGACCAGTCTCAATAGTGGTTGCTTCATCGTCAAATATACCAATACTGCCAGTCTTGTCCAAAACTTCAACTCGTGACCACCCCGTTCCTCTCTTAATTGATTTTACCATGCCAAGTAAAATGTAGGATCCCTTTTCCTCAAACTCCTCTACATCCTGTATAAACGCATAGTAGTGTGAAGGAACAACCAGATTAAACTCTGGCAAGTTTAAGTATTCATATAGATTTTCTTTTATCTCATTGTCGTTTCTTGGATTGTCTGTAAATGTTGCTGCTCCAATAACTCTTAGTGCCTGGAGTGCACGACTATTTACTCCATTACCCTTAGTAAAGGTAAACTCTTCTAGTTGCTTGTAAGATGTAAAGGGTCTTCCTGCAATATACTTGCTGGCAATGTTGTCAGATATATACTTAATTCCAGTCAGCCCAAACCTAATGCCCTTGCCTTCAATCTTAAAGTCTGCATCTGAATCGTTGATGTGTGGAAGTTTGATAGAAATTCCCATACGCTTTGCCTCAATCAGATACTCAGTTCTACCATCTTTATCCTTTTCGTTCTTCAGAAGGGCAAACATAAATTCTAGAGGATAGTGATACTTTAACCATGCTGTCCAATAAGACAGTGTAGAGTATGCTACTGCGTGAGACTTATTAAATGAATACCCTGCGTGTGCTTCAAAATCATGCCACAAATCACGAGCAGTGTTAGGAGAAACAAAACGAGAAGCACCTTCGACAAATTTGTCTTTAAACTGGTCAAACTCTTTAGCATCTTTTTTCTTTCCAATGATTTTTCTAACTTTATCTGCTTCCGACATGGACATACCTCCAAGAGATACGCATGCTTGCATAACTTGTTCCTGGTAAAGAATACAACCATAAGTTTCCTCCGTAAATTCTTTCAATACTTGGTGAGTATAACTAATATTTTGACGACCATGTTTACGATCAATGTAGTCTTTTCCAATTGTATTCATAGCGCCTGGTCTAACAAGAGCATTAGATGCAGCAAGTTCATTAAAGTTCTTTACACCCATCTTAACAAGAAGGTTTGTGTATGGCGTTGCTTCACACTGAAACACACCCTTTGTATAACCACTAGATAGCATCTCATAAACATTGGCATCTGACATGTCAATCTCCAACAAGTTAATGTCTTTGTAATGATTTGTTTTAATCATATCTACGGTATCCTTAAGAACGGATAAAGTCTTAAGACCCAAAGCATCAATCTTAATCAGACCAATTCTTTCTGCCTCTTCCATATCAACCGCAACAACGGGAATGCGCTCATCGCTACCTGTAGAAGAACGGGTCTCCATTGGTGCAAATCTAAAAATAGGATCTTTACTAGTAACAACACCAGCAGCGTGAATTCCAGTGCCTCTAATACGACCACGGAGTTGCTCTCCATAAATCTCTACCTCTGGATATTTTTCACGAAACTCACGTGTTGTTTTTGATGTGCAAAAATCATCCCAAGTATCAACTAACTTTAAAACCTTATTAACATCTGTAAGTGGAATGTTTAAAACTCTTGCAACATCTCTTACAACACCTTTGTCTTTAAAGGAAAGAAAAGTAGCAATAGATGCAACGTGCCTATACTGTCTAACTAGATAATCTTTAACCTCTTCACGACGAGAATCTTGAATGTCTGTATCGATATCAGGGAAGTCATTACGATCTGGATTAATAAAACGAAAGAAGAGAAGTCCGTGCTTAATTGGATCAATATCTGTAATGCTTAGTGCATAGCATAACAAAGATCCTGCAGCAGAACCACGGCCAGGACCAACCATGATTCCTTCCTTCTTGGCCCAAGCAATCATATTTCTAACTACAAGAAAGTATGGAGCAAATTTTTTATCTTTAATGACTGAGAGTTCTTCATCTAGTCTATCTAGGTATTCCTGGTTATCTACGATGCCTCTTTGAATCAATCCCTCTAAGGCAATTTCTCTTAACTCTCTATCTGGATTCTTATATTGGACTGGAAGTAGGTTTAGTCCTTCTTGAATTCCATAGTCCCCAACTTTTTCAGCAATAGCAAGCGTATTAGAGTAGATATCTGGACGGTTAATTCCCTGTGCTTCCATAGCAGATTTCATTTCTTCATAAGATAGCAAATGAATATCAAACTTATTAAAAGTGATCTGTCTATCTTCGCCATACAAATAATCAAGACGCTTCATCATATCTGGTTGCTTTTTAGATTTTTCAAATGTATGCTCTTTGTCAATCTTTACGTGTGTATTAAGAAGAAGTTTAAATTCTTGAATTTCTTTTTGATCTGTTGTGCTGTGGTGGCAGTCAGGAGTTACAACAACCTGGACTCCAAACTCATCAGCCAAAGCAATAAGTTGCTTATTAATTTCTGCTGGATTGTGTGGCATTACCTCAATATAATAGTCATCATTAAATACACGTTTAAACCATTCAATGTGCTTCTTAGCAATAGCAAACTCGTTGTTCTCAAGTGCCTTTACTAAAACACTACTTGGGCAAGCAGAAGTAACAATAATACCCTCTGCATATTTTTCAAGAATTTCAAAGTCAAATCTTGGCTTCTTGAAAAACCCTTCTGTCCAAGCAATTTCATTAATCTTATTTAGATTCTCTAAACCAATTTGGTTCTTGGCGAGAAGGACTATATGGTTGTAGACTAGATCTAGATCTCCATCTCTTTCAGACTTATCTCTAGTATCAAATCTATCTTGACACATATAGCCTTCTACACCAAGTATAGGCTTAATACCCTTCGCTTTTGCAATACGGTGCAGTTCCCTATGCCCAGATAAAGTTCCGTGGTCAGTGATGGCAATTGCTGGCATCCCTAACTCAACTGCACGGTCAATGTATTCTTCTGGAGTAGCGACACCATCAAATAATGAATAGTGTGTATGGACATGTAAGCCTACATAGTTCATTGATTACCAGTCAGCATTCGTTGACGAAGTGATTGATGGTGAATCAAATCCAAGGTAGAACGCTTCTTGTTCAGCATATGGAACCTTACGCAAAGCAAGTTCTAGGGGATAAGGCTTAATCTCTCCCCAGTTAAAAGGCTCCTTGTCTGGAGCAGATGGAATAAGTGTATAGTTTGTTTCAGTTCCCTGACCATTACGCTTTAACTTCCATTGAATGTTTGAGATGCTTCCTGTTTCAAGTGCATACTCACGAATTGTGTTAAATGATGATTGCTTACTGATACCCATTGACCAGATAGCAACATATGGTGCTTCAATGCCGTCGTCAACTAGAACGTTGCAATAGAAACGAAGACGTGCTCTCCAGCCAGCCTTTGGATCCTTGCGATGCATTTCTTCAGCCCAGTCACGGCCTTCTGTATCCATTGTGTCTACAGCCTTACGCTTATAGTCCTTTGGATTTGTGTGTTCCTTTACAACAAGTGCAAGTCCACGCTCTTCGCTATAGTTTGCAGAGTCTTCGTCCAACTCTTCAATGAATCGGATCTTTACTGATTGACCATCGGCAAGTTTTAGCCACTTAACCTTTGGTGAGTTTTCGTCATACTTTGGCTTGTCGAGCAGGGCGTTGATTGCTTTTAATCCCTTTACTACGCTCATATTATTTCTCCTTTGTGTTGTTATATTAGTTTAGCATAAACGATATAGATTTGTCAAACTGGAACTCAAGTTCCTTAATTGCTTCATCATCCATATCGCCAATGTCTTTATATTGTTTTTGTAATTCAATAACAGAAACACGAGATCCAAGCCTTTCAATAAGCCTGTCTTTCATGTTGCTGCCTGCGACATCGTTATCTGCAATGACAATTATATCATTGAAATACTTTTGAAGCAAGTCTACTTGTGCATTTGATATTGTTGCACCCAATGTTGCTACTGCAGGAAATCCAACCTGATCAAGCCTGATAGCATCAAACGAAGACTCCACTACATAAACTCTGCTTGAAGTCTTTACCCTATTTAAATTAAATAAGGTTTTACTTTTTGGAAGACCTGGAGTATTCTTAAACTCTTTGCCTTCAATAGATCTACCAACAAATCCAATTGGCAAGTTGTCTGGGCTGTGAACTGGAATAGTTACCATGTCCTGTTTTTCTGAATACCCTAAAGAAAACTTTGACCAAGAATTAGAGTTAATCTTTCTATACTTAAGATATTCTTTTGCTCTGTCAAAACTTAATAGATTGTTATGAAGTCTTTTTAATACTAACTCATCAAACAATGTAAACTCTGGCTTATGAACTAGTTGCTGGCTGATCTGTCTTTCTAGGTCTTGCTCTTGCTCTTTACTCTTAATAAATCTAACAGACTCAAAATATGTTCTACCAGAAGTGTGCATAACAAACTCTACTAAATCTGCAATCTTTCTACATGAAAAACAGAAAAAAGTTCCTTTTGTTTTATCTATTTCACCTGCTGGTGTATGGTGGTTATTGTGATAGGGGCAAAAAATTATATAGTCTGAATCTACTTCAGAGGCTACATCTATACCTGTTCCTGCGAGAATTCGTTTGATTTGCTCTTTTGTATATATATCGCCTTGTTTCCGTCTATTCCTGCTATCCATTCGCTTTTCCTTTTCCCTACATATATTCCGTATAATGTTATCTCAAATTCAAAATATTTTTTTGTCTCGTTAAAGTCTATAGTAAAATCTGGATCAATTTCAAATTTTGGAACATATCCAGACAGTCTCATTTCTGAGACTAGTAGTCTTATATATTCTCCTTTAAGCCTACCAATAGCAGAGTCATCGTGAATGACCCCGTTGAGGTTAAACTTTTTAATTGGTCTATGATGAAATTTTTCCACATTATATTATACCGTCTTATCTTCAAAATCCTTGTATCGATAGTAGCCCTTGTCAAAGTCACACTGGACTAGGAAATCTCCCATAAATCCATTACGATTTTTACGAAAAGCACATTCAATAATATCACTATTAGTTCCACGACCTAGGGCAAGCACCCAGTCAGCATCATAGGCAATCTGTCTAGACCAGGCAGTTTGTCCAAGTGTAGGCACTGTAGATAGGTCGTTGACATCGTCAGGTGTGGCAGATGAGATAGCAATAATTGGAACCTCGTCGCCAATAGCCATAAGTTTAAGTTCTCGTGAGAGGTTCTTCATTCTTACCGTTTCATTATCTGACTTCTGATTAGGACTCATCAACTGAAGGTAGTCAACAATTACGAAGTCTGGCTTATACTGATCTATCTTTCCACGAAGAACAGAAGGATTGATCTCGCCACCGTTATCATTTGAGATAATATGAAACTCTGGTTTACCCACAAGATTTTTAGCATGCCAAGACTTTAGCATATCTAACTCAATCTCTCCATTAGAGATCTTTCTGTGTGACCACAAGCCTTCACCCATAATTGTAAATACACGATTGCGAACCTCTGTCTCAGACATTTCAAGGGAAATTACCATTGGCGACTTGCCCTGCTTCCATGCTTGAACCGCAAAGTAAAGTGCAAGCCACGACTTTCCAATACCTGGATATGCAAGAAACACTCCTAGTTGTCCTGGCATAATTCCTGAAGGTAAGTAGTTGTCAAATCCTGGCAGTCCAGTTTTAATTCCTCTATGTCCAAGAGCCTGCTGCTCTTTAATGTTTTCAAAGTAAGCCACTGCTGATTCAAGATCTGTGACATCAATATCACGTATGTTTGATGTGTTCTTCTTTAACTCTGATGTTCTTGTAATTAGTTCGTCTAGTGCTTTTGGACCTTGACCTTGCTGAACCTCTGATGCTGCACCCCTAAGAATATCCTTTAGGCTATCATTTAAATATTCTGTTTGTAACTCTGAAAGATGATGTTTTGTGGACCCTATGCCCTTAACTGGCTCAAAGTCTCTAAACTTCTCTACAACAAGTGATGTTGGTGGGACTGCTCCATTATTTTCTGCATAAAGACGAATAAAATTCCAGATGTCGCTGTGAGTTCTTAGGAGAGAGTCTATGTTTGCCTGTAAAAGAACATGCAACTGCTTATCTTCTAGTAACGCTGAAATTAGTTTTGACTCTGTATTATTCATCTTCCCCCCAATAATAATTGATCGTATTCATACTATTTTTTCCTATGTGCTCTGATTGCGGTTCATCATCTATATTACCATAAAACCCAAAGGTTCTGCGTGGAAAATAACTTAAAAGTTTTTTACCAAATCTCATTTCCGATGTTGCTGTGTCAAGGTCTGCTGGATACTCTACTTCTAAAATGCTATTCATAAAAATATTTGGATGGTTTGCCCACATTGCAGAATGAATAACAAACTTATCTCTTTGTTCAATGGGCCAACCAGTCTTAACTAAAAATTCTACAACACTTTTATATCCTAACTCATTATAAAAGAAAGGCTTTCTAATTGTAGACAACTGCAACAGGTTGTTATTCTTTAATACATCTACCATATCTTCTAAGTCAAGGGACTTTAATAACTTCTGATCATCTTCAATCCAAAGAGTGAACTCAAACCCTGACTGCTTTAAATACTTAAAAGCAAAATTGTAGGCATAGTTTAATCCAAGATTACTATCTGATATCGCAACAACTTTATATTGTGGATATTTTTTAGATAGCATACTTCTGTAATCTGCATTACCAGAATCATCAAATATAATTCGAGCATACTCATCTATCTTAGACAAAGATTCCCAGGACGAGATTGTATCATCCAGATATTCTTCTCTTCCACATGTAAGAAATGCAACTACAAGATTATCCATTCAACCATTCCTTAGCCTTTTTGCGCCTCTCTGATCTGTCTTTATCATCTTGCTCTTTATCAAGCCTTGCCTGCAATATCTTTTCAGCATTGTATGCAAAATAGTTCCAAGACGGAGATTGAGAAACAGAAAAGTAATACTCCAATAAGTCGTAGCACTTGCTTATTCCATAAGATTCAATGAGAGCGTCAGACGCCCATTGTTCAACATTTAAATTAAGTGATGGCTTTTGCTCATACTTTGCAGTATGGTGTTTGCTGTAGCGTGAAAGCAAAGCCATTCGGTCTTTGCGTTCGGCCATTACTTTTCGTCAGCCTCCGCTTGTGCTTCTACAATTTTAGCAGTTAGTTTGTCTTCAACAAACTTGTAGACACGCTCAAAAGCCTGATCCGTATTTTCTCCATCACGCTTTGAGTCTACTACTCCTAGGTCAAGTCTAAGAGACTGAAAGTTTCCAAGATTGAGCGTGTATCCCAGAGTTACTGAGACCTTTGTATTATCGTTTTCCATTTACCCTCCAAGGGACTATTTGATTGATTCACTCCACACTGGAATAAATCTACCATCTTCTGTTCTCGTATATGTAAGTATACCGTCTCCCATTCGCCTTGTCAACTCTTGGCGTGAAGGAGTTATATCATTTGTTATTAAATTATCTTTTCTTGGTCTACCAATATGGTATGTAGCAAGTATATCACGAATCTGATGGACCTGGGATTCTGAATAATATGATCTTACTTGAAAGCCTCTTGCTCCACCTTTTTGAGATCCCGTTGGAAATGGAATGACTCCTCGTTTCATTAGTGATGGCATATACTTTTTATGACGATTAACTAAATCAGCAGTCTGACCTACAGTATAGGCTCGCTCTCTTTTATTTTTAAAATCAGAAACTAAACAACTTTCAATCTGATCTTTTGTGATATTGTAAACCGACATGATCCCATTAGACTTATTGAGATGATGCAAACGAACTAGGTCCCCATTTAAAAACCAGACTTTTTTATTGCCAGGAATTATAGGGGCGAGATTGTAACCTTCGCTCTCAATTGTTCCTTTTTTAGTAGCCATCTTCCCTCTTCAGAATCTACAGGTGGATTAAAAAATTTTCTATATCCACAAGACATACAGTATGTTTCTAGATGTATAGCAGAACTATGAGTTCTATCAACAAACATTCTTCCACGACACTTTATGCACTTTAACATTAGTTAGGTATACCAACTACGATTATGTTTAATCCAACAGACATCTTTCCAGTCTTATTAAATCTTACAATGCCCTCAACCTTGCTTGTTGTAACTCTTTTAATTACAACAGATACATCGTTTCCTTGGTCAGAATCTCCATTGTTGACTACTGTTGCCGTTACAATAGGGGCATACTTGAAGTCTACCTTAAAGTCATACGAGAATGGCTTTTCTTCGCTAGCAGTAATATTTGTATTATTGTAGATATCTATATATCCACCAATAATTCTAGACTCGGACACCTTTACATATTGTGGCCCTAAGTCTTTAGTATCTACAGTTACATACTTATATGTGGATGATGATGACTGAGAGGCCAAATCATTAATAGCATTTGCTAATTGATAAATGTAGGCAACGTCTAGCGGTTGCCCTCTTTCTGGTAGTGGAATTTTAGCCATAATATATTATACCATTACAGTGTCTGTATTCCAGACACGTATAGTCTTGCCCTTTCTGACTCTAATTTTGGATAAGTAGTTTTTTGAACCCATACCGCAAAATTTGTTGCTGTGGGTTTTACTATTCCAGAATAATATGGAGAATAGGCAGTATTTATATATTGCCAAGTTTGTTTATTATCATAACTTATATAAACATCAAATGAGATATCTGACTCATCTGGCTGCCAAACTAAATTAAATACCTTTGTGGACGGATCAAATGATAATACTGCGTCTACAATATTTTCTTTAGGTATGTAGATATTGTATATTGGAGACCAGTGGCTACTCTTATTTCCCTCTTCTTCAACAATCCTATACCTAATGTTATAAGAGTTTGTTGTTGAATTTCTAAAAGGAAGATCCTTTTTTAATATCTTAACCCTTTTAATAACCTCAGCCATCAAACAACATCCACAGCAAATCTAAATTCTAGATATGAAGTGGTTCCCTTTTCTTTTGTTATTGGCTGAGACCCAATGTTACTAATAACTGAATATCCACTGAGTCCATATAGTGGATTAAAACTTGTAACATTTTCTAATCTCATTGCATCCAAAGATATATAGAAGTTATCCGATAGCAGGCCATTCTTTTTTGTGCATCCATATATCTTTACAATAGAAACGTCTCCCCAGTTTGCACCAATGCTAGAGTGCAACTCGCTTAACTTTTTAGAAATTGAAAAATATCTGTTTTGTGTAAAATCATATTCTCCTGGATCTGTTCCATTATTCATAATGATTTCCATTCTAGACCATTCTCCTTGATCCTGAGTATCAGAATTAGAAAATTCAGCCATAAGAATAACTTGGTCTGGAAACTCATCATTTGTTGGATTTTTATTAACAACTGAAAAGGCTAATTTAATCTCATCTAATGGGGAGTTTTTGGTTAGATTAAAAGATGGATCTATATTGTGAATGTGTCCACCAGGAGTAGTTTCATTCACAACAATTCTTCCATCGCTACCAACACTTAGATTTGATAAGTTTCCAACAATCATCATTGCATCATTTAAAAATCTTGGCCTTTCGTATCTGGCAAGTCTGTCTTCATCATTAAACACTCTATCATCAGCATATGCCCTAAACACTGGACAGAACTGAGGAACAGTTTCACTTAAAATATTGTATTCTCCAAGGATTACATTGTCCTTATTGTCAGTATCTGAGTTATAGTCTAGTGGAGTCTCAATCAGCGGGATATCCTCTTTGCCCTCAGAGTTGTGATACTCCCATGTTTCTGATGTTGTAAATGAATAAAGCATTTTACTATCGAATGCGCCTGCTGCTGGGTTTGCCCCTGCTGAAAATACACCAACCTCTGTGATTTCATATCTTGGATCTGAAGGTATTTCTGTGGTAAAAACTATCTTCGATACTGGAACAACTACCTCGACACCGTCTACAGTAATTATTTGATTTTCTGTAATATATCCACGAGAAGTAATTTGCCACCTGTCCATCTCAAACTCTAGGGATGTTCTGTTCTGGTAGTCTTCCCTCTCTGAAGGGCTAAAAACGTGGTCTGAGGCCTTTGGTTGGGGTCCACAGCCGATGGCTATATAAGAAGCATAAGATGGAGCCTGCCCAATTAGGTATTTACCTAAAATATTTTTACCAGTATTAGTTATCATTATTCATTCACCTCATATATTGTATCACTAAACTTAGATCCATTTACCTGAATCTGGACTTCTACAGATTCTGAATCTTTCATATTTACCAATTCTATAATCAAGTTACCTTCTTCATCTAGATATACGATAGAACTGTTTGGGCCCGTTCCAGTTGATGGGACTCTGGATCCAAAATTAATTGCAAACTGACTAAAGTATGCCTCAGAGATTCCTTGTAGCGCTAAAATGTTGTTTGGGTTATACTGCAAATATAAACTTGAGATATTCTTAATTGGATTATACAAAATGTCAATTCCATTTAGTATATCGCTTCTTGCTATATTGATTAACTCTTGTCCACCAATATCTTCAAAAATTAAATCTGTCATTATTTCAATAGGCAAAACTTCGTCTCTAAATATTAGGAGGTCTGGTGTTGCAACTTTTACTGGCATTTCTGGAGGCGTAGTAAGAGGTGGGACTGGCAAATTGGGTGTTGCTTCAACCATTACAATACCTCACTAACGTATAGCGACATTGATGGGCCTGACTCATCTTTGCTATATTCTATATTGTATACTACAAACCTTTTATCAAGTGATCCTAAAATATCAATATTGTCTTTAACGTATGATACCTCTACAATATCTCCAAGTTGAATCATTGGGTTTGCAAAAATCTGTAAGCCAATGGACTGTCTAGGCTTCATAATTTTTTTAATCATCCAGCCCATTAAACTATTAGCATCATCCTGCGTCTGTATATATGGAACGTTTAATGAGAATTCTTTTTTACCATGTGTCATTCTGCTTATTTTAATGTCTTGATACTCTTGTTTGGTTTTTTCTGGAGAAACAAGAACTGTTGTTCCAGAAAGTTCTGGATTTGAAAAGTCGCTATTTTTAGAAAAATAAGAATCTACAGTTAAATCGTTTTGAGAATTTTGAGTAAATGTAATTCCTTGAATCCTAAGATAGTTTCCAGTTGTTTCGTCTAAACTAAGTGCAGTATCTGTAGCATTAAAAACCATAAACTCTGCACCATAGGACCCTGCACGGAAACCAGATACAGTGTATCCCTTTAGCCTATTAAAAGTAGGCGACATCTTTGCAAAAAGTGCTGGCCAAGCCTTGTCATACTTAACATCAAATAGCGCTGCCTCTCTCATGATTGTTCCAAATTCATCAAAATACATTCTGTGCTCTGGTGGCTGGTATGGACTTATACCTGATAAGTATGTCCCTTGAACAACTCCAGACATAGCATACTTAGAGAATGCAGCATTGGTATCTATCTCCTTATCTGCATAAATCTTATTTACTGGTGTATCTATAGAATAGGCAGTATTTTGTGTATAGTTATTTGTAATAGCATATATGTGCTCAAACATACACTTTGCAGATCCCCTGACAAAAAGTGCCATATTTGAGTATACTGGCAGTGGGCTTGTGTCGTCAACTACTGCAACTTGGTTTCCGTTTATAAATAGATAAAACCTTAATCCGCTAGAAGTTTTTTCATACTCAACATTTAAGTCATAGACTGTTGGAGTTTGTTCCGCAACCATTCTATATTGACCAGTAAATCTTCCATCATCAACAACTATATTTGTTAAGCCTTCCCACAACTTAATTGGGATGGCCTTATCTGAATTTGAAGATCCAACTTCTTTTGCAATTTTATAAAAGAATATATTGTTTACATTTGTATTAGTTGAGTCAACCTTGTATGTGCTAAGTGCTCCGATTTCAAAGTAATATCCGTTGTTTGTTTCTGGATTTAGCAATACAGCAATTCCGCCAGAGCCTCCAGTAACATAAATATCGGTATCTGGGGTTAGCCCCGTAACGGTATAGTATTGACTTCCTCCAACCATGCTTTGAGTTTTATCCTTGTTTGATTCAATTTTACCAACAATTCTCATCCTTGTTCCAAAACTCTTATAACTATCTGTTAGTTTTTTGTAAACATATGAAACATAGTTTGCAGATGTTTCAGCAGTATTAAAGGTTGGACCGTTAAATACAAGTGCGGAAGACTGAATTGTTCCACTTTGTGTTGATAGCAAAGACTTTACATCATTTTCATTTTTATAAGAAGAAGATAAGAAGTTTTTAATAATACCATTACGTGAAGACTTTTTTGCAGTGTCTAAACTTATTCCAGCAGGGCCATCTTCTAAATCAAATGTGAACTCCTTTAAAGTTGTAAGTCCCGATGTTTTTGCTGTCTGGTAATCCTTTCCATCAGCAGTAACTTTTACAGAATTGAATAGTAAGTCTGAGTCCATGACACAACCTCTAACATTATTATCGTTGGTCCAGTATTCGTTTATTCCAGCATCGTGAGATACTATCTTTGTGTTAAACTGACCACGACCATGTTTTGCTACAGATCCGTTAGTAAGTCGTGTAGTTCCATTAATTGTTTCGTAGTTGGGTTCTGAATATATTCTGACTAATCCAGTTGGGTAGATCTTTCCATTAAAAGGAAGTTTTGAGAAGTAGTTTTGATATTCTTCTACACCGTTAATCCATACGTTACCAACACCAGCAACATTATACTCTACTGCATCAAATTTTATAATCTCCCCATTTGCATAAAAATATCCATTATATCTTGGGATCCAGTAGACCCCCTCTCCTAAATCAATAACGTTATTTATAACAACATGGTTCGATACTGTTGGAACAGCGTCAGACAATGATGAGTTCATTGGGATTGCACTTAATACATAACTAGACTGAGCGCCTACCTCTTGGTTAATTGATTTTGTATTTTCGCTACCACTAACTTCCCAAAGAAGCACAGGCTTATATACCCAAACCTTATCGTTATCTATCATACTTGCTTGCTTTATGGATCCAACCGATCTCTGTATATACCTTACATCGTATGTGATTGTTCCGCCATTATATACGGAGTTGTCATGAGATGCCACGCCGATAATATTTGATAGAACAGATCTAGTGGTTTCATTTTCCAATACCCCAGTATCTGCCTGATCATCTACGCCATACACTCCAATATCTGTTGCTCTATCATTTAATGATGGCATGATATAGTTTCTGCTCATCATAACAAAATTATTATACTCATCAAAAAACATTGCTGTTTGTGTAGATATTGCAAGATCCTGCAATACCTCAGCCACAGTCTTATTTGGTGGGATAAAGAAATATGGAATGATTAGTTCTGGCTCGTTCGGCAATCTTTTAAATGCGTAGTTTGAAAACCCAACTGAGTCTAGAAGAAGAGATACGGCAGAACTAACTGATGTATTTGTTGTCAACATCTGCGGAGCAGTCATAGATTCAAACCTAAAGAACATATCTCTAAGTTCTAAAGACACCTTTTTGCTATTATGATCTATCTTTGGAAATCCTTCTGAGTATAAGGTTTTAATTGGTATGTAATAATCATACCCTGCTACATCAACAATAACTTCATAAAATTTAAACTGAATATTTCTTGTTAGGTAGTTGTGGACAATGCTCTTTGTATTGTTTAGGTTAAAGGCATCATCAATGTCAAAAATAGTGAGGGATCCTGTAGATGCTAAAAGTTGTCCAACTGGCATTCCGCTAATCCCAAGATCAGATGCACTCTTTGTAATAGAGAAAGACTTTGTTTGATTAGATAGGTTAACCGAAAGTCTTGGAGATAATTCTATAAGATCAAATGAGGCGTTTGCAACATTCATTTTTTCTGCCACAACTCTTAGACCCTGAATATACTCGAACTCCCTATACTTAATTTTTGAATCTGCATTATCCTGAAACATTACTGGGTCAGTAAGATCTGTAACAAAATTAGTTAACCTATCTACAGTTTCTTCCTGTAACTGCCATCCATATGAAGGAGAAAAAGTTTCCCACTGACCGTTATACCAAATGTAATATGTCCCAACATCTTCTTTATCTGCTTTAATTAAATATGCGTATCCAGTGACAGCCTCATCTGGTAAAAATAATTCAGAGTCATACTCTTCTGCATAAATAAAAATTTCAGAATACTTATTAGGAATTTTAAGACCATAAGAAATCTCAACATATCCGTCTGGCCCAATAATAGGCTCCCCACCCTTTCTTCGTGAATTAGAATCAAAGGATATAATATCTGACCAATTATTGTTTATCATCTTTTGAATTTTCCACTTTGTAGGAATTTTTGCATTTGCTTGTCCGTATAGTGGATCTGAAAATGTAGAAGATGAATTAGAAAATGGTCCAAGATCGATTGTCCCAATATGAGTTTGCATTTTTACAACAATTCTATTTGTTGGAACAAGATCTTTATAAACAATAAATGGTGCAGCATCTTCTATAAAGTATGAGCCGTTTGACTGTGCAGATGAGATGCCACACTCTTTACCATTTTCAGTTCTATATGAAGTCCAGTATTTAAATCCATCATCCTTATCTGGCATATAATACCTTGGACGCTTAGCCATATTTAAATTTGCATGATGTAGGTATGAACCAGAAAAAAATGAAGCCTTGTTGATTCCAGATCTTGGTCTTAAAGGGCCAAAGCAGTCTTCTAAAGAATAAAGCATTTTAATCTTATCTTTTGTTTCTTTTAATACTATAGGTATCATGTCTTCATTCTCAAAGCCACCATCAATAACAACGTCTGCGTCTGTTGCTTTTGTATATGCATTTGCTGCATCATTTTTATCATATGAATTTATCAATGTTTTAAATGGTGAGTCTGAAGTTGCTGGTCTATATCTATAATTACCAATCTTTTGAATGTTATTTGGTATGTTCATGTTCCACTCAGCAATAATTGCAGACTGAGTTCTTACAGCAGAAGAAGTCTCTAGGTGATTCTTTAGTTCCTCGCTATTAAACATTATACTTCTTCCAGAGTTATATTTATATTCCAAAAGTCATGATTGCTTGCTCCACGCTTTACAACAGTGTATTTAAAATCTGAAATAAACATCTCTACTACCTGATTGTATTGATTCAAATGTGCGTAGGCATTATCATCTTTGCCAAAATTAGAATACTTATCGTAAGCAAGGTATACCCAAAATGAGCCGATATGATTTTCATACCAATCTAAAAGTTCTACTCCACCTGCACCGCCATCAGTTGTATATTGTAGAGATGGGGTAATTATTTCTTTTGGCTTTCCATCGCTACCAAATTCAGGATTAAAGTAATGTGATCTTGATGGTAGCATTTCCCATGATGTTGAGATTGTCAACTTATCTGCAATATGGTATGATCTCATACGGCCATTGATCATTCTTTCCCGTTTTTCAATTCTGGTTGTAGAAATATCAATTGGCGATCTATTGTCGTCTGAAAGAATAAGAAATTGGTCTAGCATGGATGGACTAGTTTCAGAGCCAGGATCAGCATTTATCTCGTAGCCATTTGGAATATAAACCTTATAGTCTGGATTAGACTGTGTTGGGGCTGCTACAAGTGTTCCTGAGTTTTCAGAAAATAGTATAGCCTGTGGTCTTGTATACTTTTTACGACCTGCCATATAGTTTGCTGTAGCCATTATAGTCTATTTCCCCTAACTCTTTGTGAGTCAATACCCCTGATTTGTGCCATAACGACTCTTGCAATGTCGTCAGGATTTGCATCAGATTTTACATTAACGCTTAGGTTATAATTATACACTGATTCGCCAATTGCTGTGCCATTATTAATGGCTCTCATATTATCTGCTCCGTGAGCATTAACAGCATATTTGCTCATTACAAATTCTCCTGGACTAAGAATGGCGGGGACTGTGTCTGTTCCAAATGAAGGAATGTTTTGCATAACCATTCCACCAGAAGCAAGTTTGTTTAGTCTTCCACTAATAAGTTTATATATGTAGTTTCCATATCTAACGTGCGTTCCCTCCCTCTTCTTGTCTGGATTGTAGGAAGTGTTCATCTGCATCCCGATCATGGCTAGTCCATGTTTATTTAAAATGCCATTAGTCACATAGTCATTTGGGTCATTTATAGTATCTGGCTTATCAATAACGAGCATCTTTGTCTCTTGTTCTTCCTTGGATAGTGACCTATTGGCAATTAACTGCCATGGATTTTGGTATGACCCCAAAGGTTTTTTCATGCTATAGTTTCTTGGATCTTCTCCTGCATTTGCTGGATCTTTTGCTGCAGTAATTGAAGGCGTAACTTTTCCAGTTGTTGCTTTTTCCCATGCAGCAAGATCTACGTAATAATTTTTATTTCTATCAACATCATATTTTTCATAATCTTCCATAACTGGTTTTTTTGAATTCTTTGTATATGTTGTTGGAGTAAATTTAATTCCAGAAGATTTTCCTGTTGCTTTTGACCAGGCGGCTGCATCAGCATAGTATGCTCTCTTACCCTCATCGGCTCCATATTTTTTAGTGTAGTCTGCCAAAACTGGCTTTTTTGAATCCTTAGTATATGTTGCTGGTTTCCATACTGGCTTAGTGTTTTGATCGCCACCGCCACCGCCACCAGAGCCACCTGAGCCACCGCCTGATGATGTGCCGTTGGATGTTGATGGTTTTACACCCTTAAGATTATCTTTTCTGTATTGATCTGCGGTATTAACAGATGTATTATTGTAAGAAACATTTGGATTGTCCGCTGCTTCAGTAGGATCAAAGTTTGGCTTGACTGGTCCAGCACCAAGCGCTGATGCTCGTGCATTAGCAACTCCATTATCCCCTGCTGCTCTTAATGCTTTTATTGCTTCCATTTCAGCATCATAGATTTTTTTCTTGGCTTCGTAATCTGCAAGGGCTGCTGCTTGTTTTGCTGCTGCTCTATCTGCTTCTTCTTTTGCAGCCTTGTCAAGGGCAGCAGACTCTTCAAGTATAGCCTTTTTAACTGCTGCAGCACCCATGGTAACACCATTAGCATTTAATCCAATAGTTTCATTAATCTTTGACCAACCATCTTCAATTTTTTGAACTGAAGCAAGCATTGATCCCATAAGGTTATCAAAGTCTTGTCCTGCGACTGAAGATGCCTCAATCTTTGCTGCGACTGCATCCCAGTGATCTCTAGTCTGACCTTGAACTCTAATATTATCAACAAGTTGTTGCATAGAGTATTCGTCATTTGCAATTTGGTTATTTCTTGCATCTATTCCATCTTGCAAAGGTTCTATTTGCTTTTTATTTATATTATAAATCTCGTCTTCTTTTGCACGAATAGCAAGTTGCGCTGCCTCTCTTTTTTCTTCTAAGGCATATATATCATCTTGCTTTGTCTGAATTCTGTCGAGGAGTTGTAGCCTTGTAAGCATTTCATTGCCAACCTTGGTAGTTGCTGTGTTTTCAAGTTCATATATCTTTTGAGCATTCTGATATTGCTTTTCTAAAATCTCATCTCTTGTTAGTCCAGACTTTTCTCCTCTAAGGCTATTAAGTTCGTTTTGTCTAGATTGTTCTAAAGCCTTTGATGCATTCTCTGCATTTGTATCTGCCTGAGATGCTCTCATTTCTTGCGCTGCACGGGCTGCTGCTGCAATGTCACCTTGTGATAGAGCGTCCGCAAGACCTAACTGCTGCTTTTGCTGATTAACAATTTGAGCATTAACTTCTGCTACCTTAGAAAGTGCTGTAGCCTGATCATCATAACTCTTATTGATCTGCTCTGCAGCATGATTCATTACATCGAGGTCGTGAGTTAATTGTGCATTCTGTTCATTAATCTTTTGAATCGGTCTTTCGAATGCAAGTTCAATAACTCTTTGCATGTCGCTGATTTCTTCCTGATATGCTTCAATAACACGAATAATCTCAAGTTCCATCTTTCGTTGCATGTCTTCAATTGTTTTTTGAATTGGTCTAATCTGATTAAATGTTATATTCTGAATATCTAACTGAGCCTTTTCATTGGCTGCTTTATTATCCTTTAATCTCTTAACCATTGCTGTAGATCTAGCATCCACACCAGTTCTGATAAGTTGTTCTTGAACAGCAAACATTCTGTTAACAAGTTCCATACCAGGTGCTGCTGCTGCTGCAAAGTCGCCAGCATTAAACTTACCCTTAATCTCAACAATCTTTTGACCCTTGATATTATTTAAATAATCTGAGATTGCCTTTGAGTCAATCTTTCCATCTGCAAGATCATCCATTAATTCTTTTGCAAGGTTTGGATCTTCTAACACTGTTGCAATTTGTTCAACAGAGTATCCAGCAACCTTTAGTGCAGAAGCAAGTTTTGGCATAGTGCCTGCAGCAAACTCCATTGCTGAATTTTTTGCTAGTAGGTCATTAATTACTGCTTGTTTTTGTAATGCAGCATTGGAAGTTTTTATATCTTCAATATACTTCTTTAAGTCTGTTTTTGCAAGTAAGCCAGAGGTTAGGGCTGCAGCAACTGCTGCATTAGACACAGCATCTAAAGCCTTTGCAGTGTCTACTCCTCCAGCCTTAAGCATTGCAAAAGCCTTATACTGATTATTTGTATTTTGAATTGCTTCTGCTTGTTCAACATTAAACTCTGCTAGGGGAGCCTCATTGTATGCTGCCATAAATGCTTTTCCTGCTTCAGAGAAACCAGCAATTCTACTTTTATCAACAACGGTCTTACCTTTAACTTTTTTAGTTTCATAGGTAAACATTGACTGATTACCCTTTTTAGTTGGGTCAGCATCTTTATTTTTTAATGCCTCTAATCCCTTTGCGTCAAGCCCTGCAATATAATCTCTAAACTCTTTTGGTGCCTTTAAAGCAATAAGTCTTTGTTGCAAGCCGTCAAACAAAGTAAACATATTGGAAGCATCTTTTTGTGCAGCCTTACTTCTAAACGCTGCAAGCATAGACTCAATTGACTTAGTTGCTTTAAATGATTGATCTCTGATCATCTTAATACGCATTCCAAGAGCATCCAAGAAGTCTAATGGATTATCTGCTTTGCCTCCAGTTGGAGTCTTTACAGCGCCTGCTGCATTTGGATCAATTACTGGAAGAGTTCCTAATGCAATCTGAGTTTTTGCAGAGGCTACAGCAGTAGGATCTACCTTTACCTTTGTAATCAATGCATCAATTTCAAGTTTGGTCTGCTGAACAATATAAGTATTAATGTCTGCTGGAGCATTTCCCGCTTTTCTAAGTTCATTTAATTTATCAACCGCTATTTGATTTGCTTGTGCCTCAAAGTAATTTCTTGCTTCTTGACTTGCATAGTCCATAGACATGATCTGGTTGTAAACCATTGTGTATGTCCTTATTGCATCTGATTGTTTTTTAGCATCTCCCTTAAACTCTTTATTTATATAATCTAAGAATCCCTGATCAACCTTTACACTTGTATCATTTGTAAATTGAGTTACGACATCTAGAGTTACTTCTCCACCCTTAAGGTCCTTAATCTTAACCTCAAGTTCGTCCAGTCTGTCAATGTAGTATTGCATTCCAGAAACTCCACCCATTTCTTTAACAACAACCTCCATATTAATTTCTTTTCCATCTAGCCAAGATGCAAGACCAAACAAGTCTGACAATTTCTTAAATGAATCGTTATCCTGTGTTGTTACTTCAAGTGCTATCTGCTGTGCGTATTCTTTATCTTGAAAGTTTGTTAGTAGCATCATAAACTCAGTAGTGCCAGCAGCGCCATGCATTCTGGTTCCAATATTTAAGACTGTTTCTAATTGTGGAAGACTTCCTTCAAATAAATCAAGCATTGCTGTTGTTTGGTTTGGAGTAAGAGTTCCATTTGCCATCAATAGTTTCATTTTTATCTCAAAAGACTGCGCTTCTTTACCACTCTCAAAGCCTGCGTCTTCATAATTATTTGTTCCAAAGCCCAGAGTCTTACCGTCGGCAAACTTTGAAAGTCTGTCCGAAACTGTTGTGGCTTGTGTTGCTTGCTCTGTATTTGCATACTTATCGGTTACCGCTGCATTAAGAGATTGAGTGTATGCTGCTTCTCTTTGATTTCCACCACCAAAAAGTTTATATAAACCAAGAGTTGCTGCATCCATAAACACATTTTGATACTGTATTTGTTCATTAAACCTTTTCATTGCATTATCTGTTGCATTGGCAATAAGATTGTTCATTTGTAATTCTGCATCTGCTGCCTTTGTTTTTAATGCAGTTAACTCACCTTCAAGTTTAATCTGTTGCTTTTTATTTGTAGTCTGTGCAAGTTGAGCCTCTAAGGTTCTGATTTCATCGTCATACCTTCTGGCAATTGCATCTGCTTGCATTTGTGCCGTTTGAACTGCGACTGCGTCTGATGCTGCTAATCCTGCTGCCTCTACTGCACCTGATTTACCGTTATACATAGCATTTTGCATATCTGCTAAATACTTTTCTGATTTTCCTTGTGCTGATGTATTTAGTCTTAGTGCTACTATAAGAGGATCTTTTGTAAGATCTTCTCCATTAGGTCCAATAAGTGCTGCAAGTGATGCATCGACTTTTATGCCAAGGGATGTGTCCTTAAAGTTAACACCAATCTGATAAGCAATGCTTTGTGCTTGCTCTGCGCTTAATACTCCATCTTGGACATATGCTGCAAGTTCTGTTGCAAATACTTGTGCTGCTTCTTTTCCACCAGACTTTTTAATGTTTTCTTGAAGTGTTTTGCCCATCTTTTTTCCAACTTCAGACTGCATGAAGGTATCGCCAAAGTCTGAACCTTTTCTTTCTCTAACTATGTAATCTCTTGTAGTTCCACTGGACCTCTTACGCTCCATCAATTCAGATGATCCAACCTTGCCAGTTATCATTCCAATTTCTTTCATCTTTTGCGTTGAAGCAGATGTCTCACGAACAAATTTTGCTTGTGCAGCATACGATGCTTGAAGTCTTTTATTTAATAAAGCCAGTCCAGAACCAACTGCTATAATTGCTGCTGTAATCCATCCAACTGGACCCATGCCAGCAAGCATTGGGGCCATTTGTGCAAGACCTGCTGCGGTTCCAAGAGCGCCAGTTACTGCTGGTGGTGCACCAACTGCACCTGCAACCATTGTCGCCATACCAAGAGCACCTGCTGCTTTTCCAGAAAACTTACTAGCCTTTTCTCTACGCATTCCACGCTTCTTCTTAAGAACTTGTTTTTCACTAAGAGTTGTTGGTTGTCCAGTTTCTGGATCAAGGATAATCTGTCCTTTTTTATTTTGGGTAAATCCCTGTGTTGTATCTGTTCCATATGCCTCTGCAAGTGCTTTGTCAATATCAACATAGGTTGAAGGAATTTTATTACCAGCCTGACTTCCTGGCGGTATTGGACCATTTAAAGGTGGCTGACCAAGTTCTGCTCTCTTCTTTCTGTTGGCCTCTTCTTCAAGTCTAAGTGCTTCTCTTTTTTCTTTTGAAATCTTATCATTGGTTTGAGATATCTCTTCTGATGAATTTGCTATATCTTCTTGAGAAATTCCAGTCTGCTGTGTTGCATTAACTACATTTTCTAAATTATTAGATGTTGCATTTGCTAGTTCACTACTTGTAACAACATTGTCTGCATGGGTTGTTTGTGCATCTACAGTTTCAGATGTTGCATCTACTAGTTCATCAGTCTTGTCTGCAACTAAGGTTGTAGATTCTGCTGTATCATTTGTTCCTTCAACAATACGTCTGAGGCCATCGCCTTGATCTTGTGTTCCATTAGAAATAATTTGCTGATCCTTTTTAACATCTGTTGCTGCTTTGACTGGATCTTGTGAAGAATCTTGTTCTGCATTAGCAATTTCTGCTTCTGCCCATTTCTGTTTTGCTTCAGCGTATCTTAGTTCTGCTTCATTTGCTTTTTCTTTAGCAGCCTTTACTTGCTCATCAGTAATAGTTGTTGGAGAGTTTCTTGCTTTTTGTGCTGCCTGTTCTTTTTCAATTGCTGCTGCTCTGGCTCTAGTCATTGCTGCTTCATTTTCAGCCTTGTCAGCATCTTCACGAGCCTTACCAATATTAATCGTGTTGCCTTTAATTTTAATGCGTGAACGACTTTCATCTTTTATCTGTGTCACAACTTGAGCCTGTGCAGTTGCTGCTTCTTCTGTTTTAACTGCTAATGTTTCAGCAGCATCTGCTGTTCTCTTTGATGATGTAACTGTTAATGATGTAGTTTGTGTTGAAACTGGGGTATCGGACATAGAGTCTACCGTTGCAGTTGCTCCACGCTTTCTTCTTTGTCTATCTTGTGACTTAAGTATCTGTCTTTGCTCAAGGAGTTCTGGAGTGTTTAGGTCATCGTAGAATGCCTTATTAGTAAGATCCATCCTGTCAACTCTTGCTTGTGTTTCTGCTGCCGTAGGAACTGCTGCATTTCCAAGTCTTGCAGATTGAGAAACGACTGATGGAGTTCCCTCTTGCATTCCAAGAGCCAAACCTTCAGCAACTTCCTTGCCAGCCTTAATACCTTTCCTAGAGGGAGATCCTGCTGCAGTTCCATCTGAACCTCTGAGGCCATCAATTACTGCTGCCCCTAAAGCAGCGCCATCTGCTCTTGCCTGATCTATAGTAGATCCAACCGTTAGGTTTGCAGTATTTTGTTTTTGGTATGTCCCCTGCAAAGACTTTACTGTTTTTCCATTTACTTCAACTTCATCTTGTAATCCAAGTTCTTGCCTTAGTGGAACATCAGACTTTTTAGGAACTGCAATTCTATTTCCTTGACCACCTCTGCCATCATTGGGATCAAATACAGCGTATGTAGTTGTCTTTAATAGGTTATCTACTGCTTGACTTAACTGTGTATCAGCAGCAGCAATTCTATCATTTGCTCTAGCGACTGCTGCATAAAACTCTTCTTCTCCAAAATTTTCTGGAAGTCTGCTAATTTCATCAGAAAGTATTCCTCCATAACTTTCCATGCTTTGTTGCATTCTTGCAAATTGTGCTGGATCCTTTAATACTTCTTCTAAAGTTGTTCCCTGTATTCTTGCCCATTCTTGGTAGATAGGAGAAAGAGTTTTTCCTGCATTTGGACCATTAAACAAAGCAGCAATCTCATCCTTTGGCATTTCAAAGTTTCCACCGTCGTCTCTTTTATTTGCTGCTTCAGGAAGCATAAACCCAAAACTACTTAATCCATACGCACGACCACCATTTTCTGCTGCGCCCCGAAGTGAAGTTGATAGACCAGTGTCAGTTCTTGTTCCATCTGCTGCTACTCTTTGTGCTTGTGTTGAAAGTCTTAGCAATTCTTGTGGATCTGTTACCTCTGCCTTTGGAGCAGCCCCATGGCCAAATACATAATTCTCATCTTCAAACCTTGTAGCAGATGCTGCATGATACTGTTCTCTAAAAGGTCTTTGTGTTACTGAGTCTGTTTGCTTTGTAAGGTTTTCAATTGCCTTTGCTGTAACAGTTTCTAATTCCGCTAAGCCCTGAGCGATTGCAGACTTAAGTCTATCTGCAAACTCTGGGCCAACTCTTTCTGCTGCCTTAGTTAATTCTTCTGTTAACTCTTTTGCAATTGCTGCCTGAGATCTAGGGTTTGGACCCATTGCTGATACTGCTGCTACAAAGTCTTCTCTATTTAATCTAACTAATTCTTCTGCTGTTTGTTTTGTGTTTACCCCAAGAGTTCCGCCGTTATATTTTCTTACATTATCATTCATGAGTGCAGAAAGCATTGCCTTGCCAGTTGGACTTTGTGCAATTCCTGCTGGAACTACTGCCTCACCAGGTGTGAGCATTGCTGGAACCGTGTCTTTGTTACCAGTTCCTGGAACGCTAACAATTCCTTCTGCATACTTCTTTACTTTTGGTAATCCTGAAACAGCACCTGCAGGACCTGGAACCGTGTTAAACAAGCCTGGAGCACTAGAGGCAAGAGTTCTTGCTTGACTTGCTGCATTTGTATATGCTAATGCAAGAGCATTTACTGCTCCTGTTTCTACGTTAAAAGTATCAATAAGATCTTTGTGAGTTAGGTGAAGTGCATTTGACTGTGCAAGGTTTTCAGTTTCTGCCTGAGTAAGATAATCAAACCCTCCGCCAAGAATGTTGTTTTGTCCGTTTAACTTTGCAATACCATTTCTCATCATTGCAAACAACTTAATAAGGTTTGCAACTCCGTTAGCAACAAGACCAAATGTCATAAGGGCTGCTGGAGCAACTAATCCTAGAACGCCAATAATTGTTGTAATTACTCTCTTTGTTCCGTCCCCAAGATTATTAAACTTTTCAAGAATTTTTCCTGCAAATTTTACAATTGGAGTAATCGCTTGCAGAAATGCTTTTCCTACTGGAATAAGTTGAAGTTTAAGGTCTTCAAGGGATTTCTTAAACTTTATGCCTACTGAATCTTCTACTTTACCAAGTTCTCTCTCAGATAGAATTGCCAACTCTTCAACAGATGCTCCTGCTAACCCTAATGCTCTGGCTGCTTGAGAAGAATCTTTTGCAACGTTTTGGAACAATGTTGATAGACGAGAAAACTGAAACTTACCAAATAGTTGCTCAATTGCTCTAGCACGGTTTAGTGGATCTAGTGTATCAAGTGCCTGGGCAAGTCCAACAACAGTTCCTTTTAAATTGCCAGCATTATTATCTACTATTCCTTTAATGTTGATTCCAAGACCAGCAAGAAATTCGCTTGTCTTTTTTGCTGGGTTAATCATAGACGCAAGACCAGACTTAAGTGCGTTAGCACCTTCTGATGCGTTGATTCCACCTTCTTTCATTGCAGTCATAAAGAATGCAAGGTCTTCTACAGATCCACCAAGTTGCTTTACAACTGGTCCAGCCTTTGGAATTGCTGTAGTTAAATCCTCAATAGATAGAACTGTTTGGTTCTCAACTGCGTTAAGAAAGTTAATTTTGTGCGCTAATTCTTCAGAGGAAATTCCAAAAGCATTTTGTAAAGATATGGTTGTTTCTAGTGCCTGCTGTTGCTCTACCTGACCAAGAACGGCAAGCCTTGTTGCTGCTGTAACCTGTGCGGTAAGAGCGCTTCCAGTTAGACCCATCGCTGCAGCATCTGCTGCCATTGTAACTGTATCTACAACTGCAATACCATATTTTGTAAATTCTTTTGCAAGTGTCTGAATCTGTTTTACCGCTGCATCAGTTTCACCCATACTAGTCGTCATGTCGCCATAGACTCTGGTAAATTTAATTACAGCCTTTTCCATTTCCATAAATGCCTTGGAAGCATATGATCCAAGCATTGTAAGCGGAACAGTTAGACCAACCATCAACTGGCGACCTGCCCACTGAGTGTTCTTACCAAAGTTTAGGAGTTGTGTTGATCCCTGCTTTAGTAACTGATTAAGGAATTGCTGCCTTTGTGCAGCCATCTGAACTCTTGTAGCATAGTCAGTATACTTGCCATTCACCATCTGAAGGTGTTTTGGAACTACCTGCAAAACCTTGACAAGGTCGCCATTGGCATTTGTAAGTTGAACGTATTGTGTCTGTAAAGCCTTTACTCTGTCTCTGCGAGCACGGTTAATTATGTCTCTTTCTTGTGCAAAGACACCCTTTAATGATTTAGTATTTGCAGTGGCTGCTGCTGCTGTAAACCTAAAATACTCTCGCATTGAGAGTTTGTTTTTCTCAAGTGCCTCAGTAAATGCTCCTGTGCTAGACGAAACATTTCTTTGGCTTGCAACAAACTTTCCAGTAGCATTGATTGACTGAATTAGTTGTTGGTTGAGGCCCTTTTGGGCATCCATGGCAGCAACATTGCCCTGCGTTAGGGACTGATTAAATCGGCTGAGGCCTGCCTGTAAATTGCGTAGATTTGCTAACGCTTCTTGCGTATTTAAATTTACGTCAATATTTGCATTTACATCAGCCAATCATCACACCCTCTTTACTTTTTATTTTTTAAATATTTAACAGAGATGCTGAATCGCCAAGTTGAATTCCTGACGCTGCGTCGATGATTTCATAAACCGTTGGTAGGTCAATGTTATCTTCGATTTTCTCTCTATCTTCTGCAAGTTCTGGACTATACTGCTTGAGTGCAATTTGAACACACTCTAGAAGAACGTCCATAGACTTTTCGTTATCTTCTGCTACGCCAGTCAACTCTGCAAACTTCTTCATAAATGGTTTTAGAAGTGAAATCTTTAGTGGTTGAACGGCAATTTCTGTCCCGTCGATTAATGTAACTTTCTTCTTATCTTTTGCTTTTTCTGCCATTGTAATGCCTCCCATGTTAGTAAAATAATTATACCATAATCGAGCCTATTTTTAATCAACTCTTTCGTATTGTAGGCCCATCCCAATACCAAAACCAGCCTTTTGAGCATTAGTTCCTTGATATGCAAGTATATCATTTGGATCGCCTGATGCGCCACCACTAAATACCCTTGCTTTCATTTCTTCCCAAGCATTGCTCTTCTTTGTATTTTTATCTAAGTCAACCCCCTGCATTGCTGCTAAGAATTTTTTGTTTGAATAATCTGCTTCACGGCTTACCTCTAGAGTCTTCATTAGTTCTGCCATAGACAGAGATCTCTCTAGTTCTTCATAGTCTTTCCAGATACCCAGCAAAAATACTTCTGCCTCTAACTGTGCTAGGTCTAAATCTTCCCAAGCACTTCCACCTTTAACTGCCTGTTTTTTCACAGTATCGTCTGACTGCTCATTTATTTTAATTCCTGCAGCAATATCTAGTATCTCATAAACCATATGTATATCTACATAGTTTTCAAAAACTTCTGGACTCACTGCTATTTCTGGACAAAACTGCTTCATTGCAAATCTAGCACATTCTGTCAGGTGAGTAATTGCCTCAATGTCATCTTGAGAGTTTCTAACGTTATCAAAATAATTCATAATCATTCTAAGATATTTAATTTTTGATGGAGACAACTCTAGTTCTCTATCATCAACTAGAATCATATTTTTTGTTTTATAAACTTCTGTGGCCATTATATAAGTATACCAAAAGAAAAACCCAACCCCGAAGGGTTGGGCTTCTCATATTAAGTTGTATTATGCTGGGATAGTGCGGTCTACGATCTTACCGTATGACGCATCATCGTTTGGAAGAAGACGGAATGATACTTCGAACATTGTCGCTTCGTCACGCTTTGCTGATACTGAAACATTCTCGATTGAGAGTGCACGGTATGCAACATAAATGCGTTCCAATTCTGATCCAATTGCACAGTCTCCAGTTCCTGGGCCTACAGCAACCAATCCACGTTCGACAGGGCATTCGCCGATGTCTCCTGCTGAAAGATTAAGTGTTGGGTTTCCTGAAACTGACGCTAGATCTGCATCCTTACCTGCGATTGCAAATAGGAGATTCTCTAGTGTAGATTCTGCGAATGTGGTGTTTAGGTTAACTTGCATGCCTTGCTTAAAAAGTTTAGCAACGTCAAGAACCTGGTCAACTGCAACCTCACCAAAGTCTGGCTGGAACTGTAGTTCCAAACCATTCATTGTGTAACCTACGTTACGGAAATCAGAGTCATTAGAGAGAGTCTCCTTGAATGATGTTCCTGCTACGTATGCTGGAAGGTCTGTGTCTGTTAGTGTGCCTGCTTCGTATGTGAAGAGGGCTGCTGCGCCAACGATAATGTTAGCGTTGCTACCACGTGTGTATGCCATATATTTCACCTCTTTTTTCTTTGTTGAAATTGTAGGCGTGTTTCCTCAGTTATAAGTATAACAGCCTTTTTAATGATTAGATTATTGTTTTTGTGGCTTGTCTTGGCTCTGGGCCAGATGGGATTAGATCGTTCATGTGGTGATAGTCAAAATCAATAATTATCTTGTTTCCGCCATATGTTCGGGCTGTTCCAAAATCAATTATGTCTCTGGTTTCTTCCAGTTGGTAGACCTTGAAGTTGTGAAAATAGAACATGTTATCTATGACGGATCCATCGTCTAACCGTATTTGTCTATTAGCGCACCAAGCGTTTAACTCTTCTGCCGTTTCATCAAATCTGTCCATTAGTCTAAGAACTGCTTCTTGTATTTTTACCATTGTAATTATTGGTTCTGAGCCTTGAGCATAGAAATAATACATTAATTGTTCACACTTAATATGTGGAAAACCAGTTCTATTCATTTTTACAAGTCTATCCCACGTAGCCATTGCCCCACCTGGTGGAAACTCCTTCTGAAGAGTCTCAAGTGTGGATGGGGTGGATGGAAAGAATGGTAGTTCTAGCCCTGTCATTAACGGAATTTTTGCCTGTAGATATTTATTTATCCATAGAACTGGTGTATTTAACAAGTCGTCATTTGCCATTATGCTACACCTACCTTAGTCATCCAATTATACCCAGCCTTTAATCCTGCGCCACGGCCATTTCTTTTTCCTGCTTGTAGACTTCTCTTAAACTCAACTGGGTTATTCAAGTGCATTGCAACCTTGCTTGTCTTTAAAAATGATTGAGTGAAGTATCTTGAAAAGAATATATTGCAAACATTCTCAAACCCTCTTTGAGCCTGCTGTCCACCTGGATTTTCTACTATGACTGGTGTCTTTGTAAAAACTTGCTCTCCATCTACATCAAAAGATAGGACATCTGAGTTTCTTGGCTTGATAACAACCGTCTGTCCACTTTCCATAATTGAGGCTTTATTATAAAATGGCGTATTAGATCCACTTTGGATTGTAGTTGACTGCTTAAAGTTTGTTTTAAAGTTAATAGATTTTGAATTTGACACATAAACAATATCAAATAATCTTGCCTCTGGGCTGCCAGTCTGATACCACTCATAAACGTGCTGTAAGGTCGCTGGAGAGACTCTGGCATTGGCATCTATGAATTCTCCTAGCAATAGCGCAGTCTCTTCTCCTAGGGCCCTCATGAACTGAATCTTACCTGCTTGAGCGCCATCAAGGAACCCGATGGAGTAGTTTATTATATTGTTCATTTCTCTATTAAACATCTTTGAATCAAACTTTATTTTTATCATATGTCTACCGACTGATTCTCAGACCTACGTATAATTATGCTGTAATACTCTACACTTCCAAATGGCCCAATGTATGGCTCTATCTTGGCAATCTCAAAGATAGTAGATTTGCCAGATCTTGGACCAGAAGTTTCAATGTATACTGGATTACAATTTCTATCTTGAACATTGCTAACAATAACATTTGTGATTGAGTTTGAGCCCTGTGTTGAGGCTATTCTTGGATCTGTCTTGCATCTTCCAATTAATAGTTTTTCTTCTGTAATATTTACGTTTGGAAGAACATCTTCTTTTGTTGCTGATCCAGCAGCATTAAAGTTACAGGCTATAGTCCTATCTTGAATCCATTGCTTTTTAACATTTCCATATGCACCTTGCTCAACAATAGGATAAAAAATATCTGCTTGCATCGGAAATATAAAATCGGTTGATTCGCATATCATTAAATTATCCCTGGCTTAACAATGGTCTTAACATATTTGTCAAGTATCTTATCTACTAGGAAATTACCAGTGCCACTAAGCATTACCTTATCAAACTGAATTCTAAATTGGTCGGTGTTGTAGGATGTTATATATCTCTTGTAGTAGTCTAACTTTCCACACTTAAGATCTTCAATGAGTAACTTTGTTGCATACTCAATGTCTGCTGGAATTGTTATGTATCCGTAGTCAACAATAAATGTATAGTCGTGACCTTGTGGAAACCCAACACCCTCATAGCCATAATATCCAAGGTCTCCTCTTCCAATAGGAAGGTTTGGAGCGGTTGACTCATATCTGTTTAGTTGATCTGAAGAAACCTTCTGTATAGCGGTCTTATCTGCAGTGATCGCATATTCATACTTATTTAATTCTGGAGTTGCTCTATCGTAGACTAGTTCATTGTTTTCATAAACCTTGAATACTCTATAAACTTTTTCCCATAAAGGAAAATAGTCTGACCCATTGCCAGTGCCTATAACTGTAACTTTTTTATTGTAAAATCCTTCTGGACAGAATGTATCTATCATTGACCTTGCTACTAATTCTAATGTTGTGTATTCAGCAATCTCTGATGCTGTTGTTCCTAATGTGTTTGGGTCTACATATGGTCGGATTAACTCGTAGTATTCTTCGTATACAAGTTCGTCTGATTCACTAATCCTATAAATCTCTACCCTGTAATTATTATCATATCTTCCTGGAAGAGTAATGTTGATATTTTCTCCAGTTGACATTCCAAAAAAGTTTTCTGTTGTGACTGAAAGATCCGCCATATCTGTTATATTTGCATAGAAATCTCTTGGGTTACTTCCAGAGGAAGGAACTACAAAGGTTACTACAATATCATCATATGGCGGAACTCTCAACATCTCCATGGATTACTTACCGAATTCCTTCGCAACTTCTTCTGGTGTTGCTACACGAACGTGGTCACGAGTGAGCCACTTGTCTGCAGCAGATACTGGAACAATGTTGTATCCACGATAAACCTTGCCAACTTCAGCCCAAGTAACATTCTTGGTTGAATATAGAGCAATCTTTTCTTCCTTTGGCTTATCCTTTTGAGCAAAAGTCTTGCGTGGTGCTGGTGCTGAAACTGTTGTTCCAATAGCGCCACCTGCGGTGACTCCAACTCCCTGAACTTCTTCTCTTGCACCGTATACTGGACGTTCTACAACTTCCTGCTTTGGTGCTTCTGGTTCAACTTCTGGAGCAACTTCAACTACTGGTGCTTCTTCAACTGTTTCAACAACTGGTGCTTCAACGACTGGCGCTTCCACAACTGCTTCTTCTACAACTGGAGATTCTACAATAGGATCTACTGCTAAAGGAGTTGACTCATTTTCATTATTAATTTCTGACATATTAGCCTCCTTGTTAGTATTATATCATTAAACTATTAAAGGGAGTAGGAGCGTTAACTCCTACTCCCCTAATATTTACTGTTTACAGATTATGCGTCTGCTGCAGCGTCAGCGAATGCAATTGCATCCTGCTCTTCCCACTGAATACCGAAGCGGACGAAGACTGTATATTCTACAGTATCCTTCTTTGGCTTGTATTCACGGTTTACAGTGATGTCACGCTGGAATCCCCATACACGGTTCTGTGGGAATGTCAAGTCGACATATCCTGCAGGGTAGTATGGAACTTCTTGAACATCGATTCCAAGAACACGAGTTGTTCGTGCTGATCCCAATGTCTGAGCGTTTCCGTCAAGGTATGATTGACGCATAGCAGGAGTTCCTGCTGCGCCTGGATGTGAACCAAAGGCTTCTGCAATAGCATCTGCCAATGTTCCGTTGTTCTTTACAATACCCTGGAACGCATCTGTTCCTGCATAGAACTTCAAGTTAGACTTGATAGCACGATACTTACGTGGCATTGCTAGGATAATGTTCTGCATAACTTCTGGAGTCCATGCGTTGTTAGCAACGGTGACTACAGATTCATGTGCATCTCCCTCAGTCTTGACACGGTTTACGAAACCGTTCATGATTGAAAGGAAGTTGTCTGATCCTGCACCTGTTCCATTAATGGCAAGATCTTCAATATCATTAGCAAAAGCATTTGTCATCAATCTTACGACGTGATCTTCAAGTGCTGCTCCTTCGATATTGTCTTCAAGTGCTTCTGATGATACTTCCCAGTCAAGACGGATCTTCTTTGTTGTAAGTTCCACCTTTGAGAATGTTGCACCAGCATTTGTGTATGCGCCATCTGCCTGAGCAGCAGCACGAATTACACGCTCACCAACGTTAACCTTTTCAAGTTCCATGGTGTTTGCTCTCATGGTCACTTTGCGACCATCCTGAGCCAATACAGTTGCATCCCACACGTAGTCAATAAAACGACGTGCTTGTTCAGGGCGTAGAATACCGCTTCCAGTATCACCTGAAGGATTTACTGCATTTGCGCCTGATGTTACACCAAATGTTGCGTTTGGAATGTTTCCAACTGCTCCACCGTCTGTGTAGTTACCAGGGATATTTGAACCTGCCTCGGATCCAGATGCGAATGCACCTTGTCCTTGATAAAGTCCTGGCGCTGTTCCGCCTAGTTCACCTGCTGTTCCAGGCTGATTCTTCTTAATTTCTTCCGACATATATTTCACCTCCAAGTGATTTTCTAATTGAATAGATCGGCTGTTTTGAGGAAACGTCCGCCCCATAGGGATTTTTCAACCATTTCAGGTTGATTCTGGATAATCTCGCCGAGATCACCAGACTTTCGGAAAGCCGTGTCTGCTTCAACAGCGTCTACTCGCTTACCAAACTTGTCAAATTCGACTCTTGCTGAAGCGATGTCTTTTGCGACTGCTTCAAATGAATCTTTTACTGTATCTACATCTACCTTTGAAGACTTTAGAAGTTCTACTTCTGCCTGCAAAGATTTTACTGTTGATACTAGATCGCTAAAGGCTGATGTTAGAGTATTCTTGATTTCAGCAATTGACTCTGCAATTACTTCATCTGACTTTGATGCCATTGGCTTCTTATCTTCCGCTTCTTCATCTGCTGGTGTTTCACTAGCATCTTCTTCAGGAGTTTCTTCAGCAGATCCTGGCTTTGCAGCCTTCTCTGTTGTTTCTTCTTCTGCTTCTACGGTATCTGCCTTTGCATCTGCCTCTGGAGCGACCTCTACTGCTTCAACTGCTTCAATAGTTTCAACTACTTCTGCTACAACATCTGTCTTCTCAACGATTTCTTCTGTTGTCTTTTTTGTTGCTTTTGCCATAAGGTTTTCCTCCTTGTTCATCTTAGAAGTATTAATGCCTTTAGCACTATCAACTAAGAACTTTATCATATTTAGTTTTTCACTATCCGTTTTTTCAACGAACCCTATATTAGTCATTTGCTCACCTGTTGTTGGGCTAACTTCTGACTCATTTTCTGAAACCATTACGAGACCAGTCTCTTGATCCCAAAACACATTCTCTAAAACTGTTTCATCACCCTTAATAATATCCATACCATCAACCTTTTCTACTGAAACAATATTTGCAAATTGATTAGCAGGGGAATCAACAAGACTCAACTCTACTAAATCATATTCCTTAATAACTCTAATTGACTTATCTGATTTTTCATCATAAGCATCATCCCACTTGTTCATTCGTCCACCAATAGAAAAACCAGTTAGTGTTCCGTCTAGAACTTTTTCCCAAGTGTCTTGTGCACCCTTTGAAACATATGCTGATACAAATACTCCGTTATAAAACTTCTTTGTTTCTGGATCAAAATACTTATCTTCTTTAAATGATACCATCTTACCTACTGCTAGTGGCTGATGCATTTCTCTAATGTTACCTCGGAATTTTGCAAACGCATCCATTGATGCTTCTGCTGTGACAATGTCATCTTGCTTGTCTAGGTTATCAAGTGATGCAAATCCAGATACGATTCTTCGCTCTTTGTCGACTTTTGTTAAAGGCATTGAGAGACGGACATTTTCCCCATCTGAACTCCAATGGGCTTTAGATATACTGTTCACCATTATATTATAAGCCCTTTTTTACAATATCTTACTATTTGGACAATTCAGACACATCGTCAGATTTTCTTCCCTCGCCCTTTGGATTTCTTCCAGTGGTCGTGGCTGGTCCGTCTGACTGATTATTAACTCTTTCCCCATCACGGTCACGGTTAGCATTGTCACTTGAAACTTGTTGTGGCTTTAGGTCAAGAACCTTATCTCCGCCATCACGCTGTGGCAATCTGAGCGCAATTCTTGCTTCGTTTGGAGTCATTACCTGAGTCTTCACATATCTTTCAAGGATCTGAGACTGAGCAATTTCATCTGTTAGGGTTAGTTCATTGAACTTAAATTCTAAGATATCTGTCTTTTCACGCATAATTTTATTGATCATTTTTTCTAAATTTCTTTGTGCAGGTCGTGCAACCTGCTCCTTAAATGTGCGGTCTTGTGACAATGCAGAGGCAATTGCAGAAGAGTCAGAGCCACCTAATTTTGAAAGAGGGACTTGATGCGCTACAAGGATGTCATCTCTATTTGATTTACGATATTCCTTAAAGGATCCCTCTTGAACACCATTTTCAATAGGCTCCATCTTAAAATCAACCTTGTTATTTTCTGAATCTCCAGGAAGCGGAATGTAGAGTGTTCTATGGTTTTGTCCTTTAAGACCAGTCTGTAAGAATCTAAACATTTTATCTTCTGCATCTGCTGACAACTTTGCACCTTTAAGAGTTACAACATATCTTGGAGTTGCTTTATTTTGAAAATAATCAATGTTGTATTGTGATGCTAGAGAGTCACCATGCAAAGCGCTGATTGCAGAAATAATATCTGGAACTCCATAAAAAGTATTTAGTGGAGAATATTGCTTAAAATGAATAATCTCATTTGGTCTTGGATCATCCGTTACTGGGTTTTGATTCTTTGCACCAAAGTTACGGAAGTAAACCACTTTGTTTCCAATAACCTGAACAAATCCATCACGAAGTCTACGAACTCTCATTGTTGTTGCTGGAATGTGACCTACATAGCCAATCTCACCCTTGACTGTTCTACCAATTTCAAGATATCCATTTCCAATTGCCTGCATATCTGTAAAAACTTTTTCCATTGTAGAGGTAAATGAGTCTTCATCATTTAAAGACTCTAGCCAATCCGTCAACTCAATCTTTGCTCTTTCAATTCTTTTACGTGCTCTGTCTGTTGCTCCAGAATCAGTAGAAGACTCCAGTTTTAGCATTGTTCTTGGTGATACCTCAAAGTCATATCCAAGACCGACAATGTTTTCTACTTTTGCATCAATCGCAGCGTGGTTAGCAAAAGATGTGTCATAGAAACTTGCAAGTTCGTAAACATTCCAGGGTGGTGTAATTACATCAAATAGTCCGTAACCATTTCTATAGAGCATTCCAGGATTAATTTCTTTTGACTTAGCCCCGTCAATTCCTGTGCTTACGGCATTTGCAGAATCTAAATATGCTGGTGTTGCTTCAGCCTTTGACATTCTTGATGCACGGCGCTTGAAGTTATTATCTAAACCAGTAAGAGTCTTTAGTTCATCCCAAGACTTATTAAATGGATCTTGTTTTGCAAAAGTATCATCTGCTTTTGCAATTTGATCAATTCTTGCACCAATAAAATATTCGTTATCTTCAGACATTACTCTTCATCTCCATACATTGCAATAGTATCTTTTGCTGCTTGAACAGCGCCAAGGTCATTTAGGTTAGGAATAAGCCCAGCCTTCATTCTATCTACTTGTTCGCTATACTCTTCATCAGATACTCTTCCCATTCCTGGGAAAAAATGCGGTTCGCCTTCTGGCTCACCATAATATGCTGCAGCCTCTTTTAGTTTTGCAAGTTGTCCTAGATCACCACGGAATGATGGGACATTTAAAATGTTTCCTTCTCCATCTGTAAACCACTTGCCATTTTTTCTTTTCCAAACATAAACTCCCCAGTTATAATTCTTTTCAACCATTGTTACTTTTGTTTCACCAATTTGACCTGGCATGCGTGGTTTGCCATTTTTACCAAAAAGTAGTCCGTCTTTATTGTTCATAACCACAAGTATACCATATTAAAGGGCGTCTTGAACTGTCTTGTTCCATACTACGTCAGAATATAGGGAGTATTCATAGTTTTTAAGCGATAGCCCATAATTATCTCCAACCACTATCTTGTTTGTCCCAATATATGCGCTATAAATGTCTGCTGGGTCTACACCATAAAGGTTTGTTGTTGACTGAATCAGGGTCTCATTCCAAGTAAATGATCCATACCAATACGTCCAGTTTAGGTCATAAGATCCTGAACCCATCAACTTAAACCATGGTCTGGTAAACTTTTTCTGAACCTGCTGCAATCTTATAGACTGGTAGTAAGATATAGCATTAAAAAGTAGTGGTCCATTTAATTTTAAAGACCCAGAGTATTCTGAAAAATCTAACAACTTAGAAAATGAAATGCCCAAGAATGCCCACTCTCCCACAGTTATCACTGCCTCACGAACCACGTTTCCATTCAGATAATACCCAATACCGTTTTCTCTTTGACCAGTTTTATAGTTAATAGCATATATCTTTCCACGCTTTCCGTCTTGCTGTATGGCCTGAATATAAAATTTAATTAAACTATTCTTATCTTCTACCTGAAATATTTCTGTTGGGGATAATGGGAATGCATCTTTGTCGTATCTAATTCCAGCCTGCAAAGCCATTACCTTGTAGTTTGGATTTTTTGATTTATTAATTGGAATAGCGATTCCACGATCAACCATAGGATCATATCCACCACGTAGTTCAATTCCACTTGTTCTTGTTAGATATAAGTATGGAGAACTGCCCTTGTATATTGTGAATGGGTTTAGAGCCTTATAGTCATAATAGATTCCAGACTTTTGGTATGGGTATACATCCTCTGAAAACCTTGTTCCAATAGGGTTAAAACTATTAGAGTTAAACGCTTGAGATGCTACTTGCATTTTTTTAACTTTAATTGGATTTGATAAAATTCCAGAAACATTAAAGTCTAAATGCATAACTAATGCTAAATCATTAAAGTCAACACCCTTTGGTGGATAGGCGATCATGTTATTAACAAACTCATACTTTGTTGTTGTCCATCCATCTAATGGCTGAATTACTCCGTTTTGAGGTGCGTCATCTACATCTGTAAAAAATCTATGATTTGCGTTTGCACCTGTTGCAATATACTGAAAACTAATATAAGACTTTAGTAACGCAGCATCTGTATCATAGGCGTAGTTTTTATTTACACGATTTTTTAAATCTAGATAGTCGTTGTATCCAGTATAAAGATGGTTATCTAATGAAGAATATGTTCTTTGAAGTGGTGCCTGATACTCATACTGTAACTCTTGATATGTCCAAGTTCCAGTCTTTTTTTCTACCTCTTTGTATATATTTGGAGTTGGATAGTCAATGTTCAATTGCAAAAAGTCTAAATCGTAATACATAGAGCCAGTTGTGTCTTCTACATACTTTGCAAAATATGTAAGGGGAACATAATCTTCCCAGTATCCGTTTGAGTCTATATCAAGTATGAATTTTCCCATATATGATCTTGGCCTCAACGTATATGTTGCTACGTGAGAATGCAAATTACTTACAGCAAAACTTCTTGGGCTTCCTCCATCTAAAAAGTAATCCCACATAGATCTACTGTATAAATCTGAATCTGCAACAGTTTCTGATAAATTGTCAAATGCATTTTCATTAAATAGGACTACTCCAGTTTCTCCAAAAGAATCTTTTATTTTAGAAAGATTTCTTGAATTGCAAAAACCAAAAGAATATATATTCCCCAAAAATGTATCTGACAATTCCCTAGATCCACCCACATAAACTGAAAGATTGGAGGGGTTGCCAAAGAAGGTTGAAAGGTTTTGTCCATAATAGTCCGAGAATGTTTTAATATTAAAACCAACAGCAAATACTTCATTAATAATATATCCTGGGGCAGATTCTATTACTGACTCTTCCCCATTAAACTTAAACCTATACTTAACGTCTTTCATTTCTAAATCAACTGATAGGTAGTTGCCATTTGTCAAGTCTTCTATTCTAAACAAAATTTGTTTATTTTGAGTCAAAGTTTTATTTTTAAATATTCCATACAATGCTTTTGTTTGACCACCAATTAGGTCTATATTGCTAAATGTAAGGTTGCCCTGTAGGTTATCAAATTCTGTAGACTCAAGGTAACGACTTATTCCAAAGGTTATGAAGTTGTCCTGTTCTGCCTGAATTGATGTAGAGTTATGTGTATTTATAAAGTTCAATGGGTTAGACTTGTTTAGCGTTATAGATGGTAGTTGGTAATTTGGAATTGATAAAATATTATTATCTATTCTGAGATTGTCAACTATTCCCTGTGACCATCTTCCTATATCTGGGTAGGTGTAGTTATTTGTATATTTAGAAAATGGAAAATCAAAGTATACAGATGTTCCACCAAATCCACTATTGATTGATTCTGCAAACTCTACTCCCTGCCCATAAACAAATCTTCTTTTAGCGACAGTTGTGGGAACCTTATAAGAATACACAGCAACACAGTCAAGTTCAAACCTTGGAATATATTCTGATGCGTAAAACCCCAACCAGTCCTGATCAATAGTAATTCCGCCAATTTTTTTTGATTTGTCTGGAAATGTAATGCTAGACTGATCTATTGTAAATGAAATAACTTCATCTCCGTTTAAAAGAAGGCTTGCAGTATCATCTACAACTCGGATATGTATGAGCATTGGTCTGGACCATTCACCAACACAGTGTGCCCCAACATAGTCACCAACCTTTAACTTTAAGAATGGACCACTTACGTATAAGCCATCCGTTGATTTTATTGGACCAAAAATTCTTGTGTCATCCGATGTGTAAGAATCAATCTTTAGCCACATCTCTACTGTATATTCTTTGTGCTTTCCACTTTCATTTAAAAATCCACCGCCTGGAATAATTAAAGATGGTCCACTCATAGGTCTGATGATTGTTGTATTTGAAGCACCAAAAACCATTGGAACTCCACTATTTTTTGCACCAAGGAATGTAAGATCTTCAGATATAAGGTAGTATCCAGATTGCTCACTTAGCCCATAAGCCTTTGCTTCAATTCCGTATGACTGATCCACTGGTAGATTTTGAGGAAGTGTAACTGGGAAAACTCCAAGAGAGTTTGAGTTAAATTCTTCTGACCATTGCCCAACACTTAAACCATTTAACAAAAATATGTTTGAAGTGTTTTCTTCTGCCCCACCGTAATACTTAATCTTTACAACAATTCTAAATGATGTATTTTCATCTGGTATCATGAATGTTTCTGATCCAAGAATCCAGGTATCAGAAACAGATATGCTGAATGGCTTTAGATTTCTGACAAGTTCTCCACTAGTTGTATCGTCATACTCATACCCCATCTCTATACCAGCAAAATAGGGGCTAAGGGATTTTATATATGTTCCTACAGTAAAAGTCCCTAAATCAGAATTTAACTGATTAAGGTTTAGAGGCATATCTGGACTTACGCATACAATTGTTCCAAGAATATTATTTGGAATTACATCCCCAGTTATTCTTGTCGTTACGCTTTCTGGGAAAGGCTCATCTGAAATAGAATACTCGGAATTTACTCCTCCAGTTATCTCCCAAGAGTCCATATCTCTAAAAGACTCATTGATTAATGAAATGTAGTCACACTTATCATCTAGAGCCCACAAAGATTTTGGGTGCTCTGAAAATATTTTTTCCGCATATAGGTTTGATGGACTAGACATTATAAGTCTATTTTATCATACTACTTGGCTTTAATTTCGCAATAATCTGTTGTGCAGTAAGCCTCGCCCATTGCCTCTAGATTATCTACCCCGTCATAAATAGCGCCAAAATCAATATGCTTTAACTTTCCAATATACGACTCATACTGTTCTTCAGTAATCTGAGTATATGGCTGCTGTGGATAAACAGTATTTCCCATTGGTAGGAATGAGACTGCTTTTAACTGTCCCTCATACATATGCAGCGCTGGTGCGACATGCTTTGACTCTGTCTCCTTGTCAAATGAAAGTGTTACAGAAACACCATTGTCTGACCAATACTTTTGAGCAGTTGCTGCAAGAGCAATCTTTTCAAACAATGTAACATCCTTTTCAGATCTTGGATGACCTGACTTAATTGGGAAGTATACAACTGATGTATTTGCTGATACTACGTCTTTCTCAATATTATAGTTTGCTGCCTTGAATAAATGCAACATTGGATCTGTATCTCCAAATCTTACTGCACGTAGGAAGAACTGTCCTCCAGGTCCCCAGTGAACTCCAGGAGTTGCACCAGAAAGAATTGAAACTGATCCTGATGGCTTAACTGTTGTTACACGAATTGATTCACGCACACAAAGCCATTCTGAGTATTGCTTATCATAATGACGAATCTTATTGTATCCCTCGTCCATCCACTCACGAACAATAGGCAAACCCTTTTGATCTGCAAATG